AAATCCAATAATGTTGTGCCCAATTAAAGTAGTAGCATTCTGTAATAGTTCTACTCCTTTATCAAGTTCCCAAGGAGGAAAACTAAAGACCTCCTCGGTTGCTATATCTTGTGCTACAATACAATGTAAGGTAGTAACACTATCCAAACCAATATCATTATCACCTACTCTGTTTGTTTCTATATCAAATACTAAGTCCATACTATAACTCCAAGGCTGAGAAGTCTGCGTCTTCTTCTTCATAAGACTCTTTCTCAAACTCACTCAGCCTGCCTGTCTCTCTGTTGTATAATAAATGAGATGCCATTCCTACATCTCCGGTGTACCTAGATTTAAGTACCCTAACTCTTGTAGTATTTGACTCATTAAAATCTTCTGATTGTTGATTCCTTTCAAGTGCTATTACACAGTCACTAAGTTGGGCTATTGCTTGACTACCTCGAAGGTGACTAAGGCTGACTTCGATTCCATTCTCATGTCCTTTATCTCCATTAGCTCTTCTTAAGTGAGAGACTAAGATTAATCCTGCTCCTGTCTCCTCTACTATACTTCTAAGCCTTGTCATTATATTATCAATAGCCCTTCTTTCATCTCCTTCGGATACTGCAGCTACTAACATATGTAAGTGATCTACTACTACCCATTTACATTCACATGCTATGATCATAAATCTTAGCTTAGTAAATATCTCATCAATATTATTAGTACCAAAGTGAGCATGAACCCATACTCTATTTTTATTCTCACCATCATACAGCACATCAAAGAATTTGTCAAGCTCTTCTTCAGAAAACTTTTCTCTTTCTTGATCTATGTATAATCTTGCATTAGCTTCTATTGAAAGAATACCATCAATGGTTCTCCTCCAATCTTCTTCCAATGCAATAACTCCTACGTTATCCTTGGTATTCTTTATAAGATGATGTTCAATCTCTCTTGTTACTGAAGACTTACCAAGTCCTGTTCCTCCTGTTAAAGTTATAAGCTCTCCTTGTCTCATTCCATACAGCTTTTTATTAAGCCCTTCCCAAGGGTAAGGAACGCTGTCCATTTTAGGTCTGTTAAAGAACTTCTTCTTCTCATCTGAAACATTTATGACTCCGCTAGGTGTGTATGTCTTAGCACTCCACCAAGTTTCCATGAAGTCCTTATGTTTGTTAGCAATGAGCATATCATTAGCATCTTTAAAGCCATTGGGCAGTGTCATAATCTTTGCCTTACTAGGCTGAAACAATCTAGCTATCTTCTTTGCTGCAGCTACACCACTCTTGTCTTTATCAAAACAAATAATAATGTTATCGAAACTTTCTAAGAACTCAAGGCTATCTTTAACATCTCGTTCAGCACCCTCAGCACCCCGTTTAATAGAGACTGAAGCCCACTTACTACCCATAAGCTCGTATGCTGCCATAGCATCACACTCACCTTCAGTTATGGTTACATACTTACCACCTTTATTAAAGAGTTGCTCTCCAAAAAGTCCTGTCTCATCAAAAGAACCACGTAAGTAAAAGTCTTTAGGTATCTTTCTAATTTTAGTTGCACCTAACTCATGCCCATTAAAGTAAGGATAGTGATGTTCTACTGGCTTACCATCAGCACCATGCAGAACTCTAACGCCATACTTGGTAGCTGTCTCCTCAGAGATTCTTCTATCTGTTAAAGCAGCATATGATCCTTCTGAATTTGTAGCTTGCATTGGTTTGACCTTACGTTCTACAGTGGGCTGTGTAATATTAGATACATTAGATTCTGTATTCTGAGCAGCATGGAATGTACCACAAGTTGCATGAAAACATTTACTTGATCCATCTGCATTTAAAGATAAATGATTCTTACCACAGGTAGGACATTTTTGATTATGTTGAATAAAAGCCATATAATTTCCCTCATATTATTATTAATAAAGTGTGTAGTTAGTTCGGGTATGGATTTCGCAGTCTTATCCCTAATTCATCTCCGACCTTTCCTCATGTCCTCTTAGTCAATTAAGACTACTCACATTTCTAGGTTCTTTATAGGAGCATCATCCCCTAACTACACGATGCTAGTTTTATCAAGGTCTAGCAACTTGTTAGGCACACTAGTCTGAGTCGTTAGACTCCGATAGTTCTTTGTCCACAACTTCAACATCATCTTCGGATGCTTGTGGCTCCACCTTATTTATAATAGCAATGATTTGATTATTAAAGAAGTTAATACCTGCTTGTAGCTCTTCCAAGTCTAAAGCTAGGTGTGCTTTCTTTTGAGTCAATCGTTGCAACCTACCAAAGGTTCCTCTTGCTTCTTCAGGCAAATCATCTACAGATATTTGCACTCCATCTCTCATTCGTAAAACAGGTTTTGTCTCTTCGTTCATAATTAAAACTCCTCTACTTCAGCCATACTTACTGTAGAAAAACCAACATCAGGATTGTATTCTTGTAGTTTAACTACTTGAAGTCCTGCTAAATCTAACCCTTTAAAATCTCCATATTGGTTATTGATTCCCCACTCCTTATACATAACAATAACATCTGAACCATTACCTACAGCAATATCAATATTATTATTCTCGCTATCCTTTAGTAAAGGCACATCGTTATCAGCCTCCTCCATGATCCACTTACCATCTTCATCAGTAATATTATTACCTTCAGCATCTTTCTTAGGTCGCTTGACTATTGCTTTTCTTTTAAAGAATAGAAATTTCTCATTGGTTTCTTTATCTGTTTTAACTGAATGTTTAAAGCCTCTGCTTTCAAAGCCTGCAATAATACCTTCAGAATCAGAATTAATTACCTCACCAAAGTTATTAACTACAATAGGATTGTAGATGGATGCTTGGAAGGTAGGTTCAAACGTGGTATTAGGTGTCAACACACTAGCCCACTTAACTTCACCACGCATAAATTGCGTACTTCTATTTATATCACTCATATTTTATATACTCCTTTGTTGTGATTGTTGTTTACTATAACATAGTTACTATTAAAAGTCAAGGAGTTTTTATTGAACCTTCAGAACTCCATAACTGAACCACCAATATAGGTAGGTAGATACGTAGCCTTGTGATATAGTGAGGGCTAAATCGACTGACGCATGGTTCGGGGTCATTAAACTAAACTCAAGCTTGTTTCTTGGAACAACTTATAGAAATCATCAAACTCTTGTTTAGTTTTAAATGTTAATCTATACTCACCTGATCTTCTACCCTGTTTCCTCTCAACCAAGTAACCTTCTGGAAACTGTAGCTTTAATTCATAAGCTTCTTTGTAAAGGTCTCCATCATCTGATGTAAGTTTTTTGTATGCTTCTGCATTCAAGTCTATTGTATCTTCATACATTATTTTTTTCCTCATTGTTATTGTTGTGTTACTATACCACATAATAAGTTATGTGTCAACTTCTTTTTTGAATTATTTTATTATCAACATAAGAGTATAGCTCTACTGTACCATCACGCCATTTTGTTTCTCGTATGCCATTGTTAGAATGAACATACTTAATCTGTTCTTTCTGTATAGCTTTCTCATACACAGGAAAAATATCATATTCTGTCATTTGTTTTACCTCTCATAAAATTTATCCAATAACATTTGGAACAGTAATGTTGTTTACTTTTAGTTAGTGACGCATGTGTGTTGCAATTTATCGTGTTGCATTTAAGCATGTGACCACCACTCAGGTTTATCTCTTGCTGCCTCAATAGGGCAATCATTAAAATAAAATATGTTCATGTTTAATCCTCATATAAACTTAATTCTAATTCATTAATAGCTTCTTCAAAGACTGATTCACATTCAAAGAATGCACTTTGTAATTTATTACTTTGCTCATTCACTCGCTCAAGATAATATTCCATTTCATCTTCAAGTCCATGCATCTCTGCTAAACCTGAAAGTTTAACTTGTATATCTACTACAGGATAGCTTAGTCCTTTAGCTTCTTTGTTTATATCTATAGCTGTGCTTAATGCAATCTTTAAATTATCTATCTCTTCAAATTTATCTTGAACTCCCATCCACTTTTGAATCTTATCAAATCTAAATCTTCTAAATTCTCTGTCAT